GAGCGATGTTTATGACATGACTTTTGCAGAGTTCCAAATTCGCCTTTTTGCTTATAAACGTATGCAGTTAGAAGATTGGAAAAAGTTTAGGTTGGTTGCTTATAATGCTTTAATAGCACCTTACCAAGACTATAAAAAACTACCTAAAACTATGGATAAGTTTATGGATTTATCAAGTGGTAAAACTCAGCAAAAAGGAGTGTCTGACATTCAAAAAGAAAGATTCTTACAGGAATATGCAAAATACTTAAAACAGATTCAATAATGGCAGGATTAGAAGTACAGATTGGAGCAGATAAATCAGACTTTGATAAGAAAATTAAAGAAGTCGAATATGACGTTAAACAATTAGCTAAAGAAAAACAGGCTCAGATAAAATTAGGTCTTGACACAAGAGAAATAACATCTCAAATTAAAGATGCTAAAAAGTCTTTAATGGATTTGAGAACTACAGCTAAAGACGCTGGAACTTCTTTTTCTAAAGACTTCGCTCCAAAAGTAGCGACAGGAGGTAACGCTTTAATGCAGTTCTCTAGGATTGCACAAGATGCCCCGTTTGGAATAATGGGTATTGGAAACAATATTACTGCTACAGTGGAGGCATTTGGACATTTAAAGAATAGTACAGGAAGCACAGGCTCAGCTTTAAAAGCTATGGCTAGTTCTATAATGGGAAGTGGAGGTATATTATTAGCTGTTTCTTTAGTTACTACGGGCTTAACTTATATGGCTCAGAATGGCCTAACGGTTGGCGATGTATTTAATAAATTAACAGGTAATTTTGACGCAGCCAAAAGGTCTATGCAAGAAATGAATGTTGAAGCTATTAAGAACTCACAGGCTCAAATATCATCTGTATCGGCTTATGTTGCTGCAGCTAAAAACATTAATCTTTCAATGAATGATAGATTATTAGCTGTCAAAAAATTACAAGATGAATATCCTGCATATTTTGGAAATTTAACTAAAGAGGAAATACTTAATGGAAATGTAGCTGCTGCCGTAAGAGGCGTAACAAAAGCGTTAATTGCAAAAGCAAAAGCTGCAGCATTAACTGATAGAATAGTAGCGTTATCAGAAGAAGAAGAAAAGATACAAAACAAAGTTAATGCGTCAATAGCTGAAATGTTTAGGCTTTATAAACTGTCTAAAAAAGAAGCATTTGAATCAGCCGTTATTCTAAATAAGCAGTTAAGAGGTGAAATAGATTTAGTAGGAGAACTAAATAAAGGAAATGCTAATGCATTAAGTAAAACTGAAAAGATAGCTTTAGCAGCGTTTCAATATTCAAAAACATTACAAGGTCTTTCTGTTAACCTACAAAATAACAGGACGCAACAAGATAAATTAACCGATAGTTTAGAAAAAAGTATAGCTGCTTCTATAAAATTAGAATCAGTAAAACCAAAAGGAGTTAAAACGGGTGCAGTTGGAGTTACTCCACAAGTATCAGGTTTAGGCGCAACAGTAACGCCAACAGGATTAGCAGAAACAGGAGGTAAAGTACTTCAAATTGCTAAAAATGTTCAAGGTGCTGAGGGAATGATTACTACATCAATGGGTAACATAAATGTGGCATTTGACACAAGTGGTGCTCACATGTTGGAAATATTACAGCAACTTAACGCTGATATGAACGAACTAATAACAGGAAGTATAGCAGATACTTTTAGTCAATTAGGCACTTCAATTGGTGAAGCATTAGCAACAGGAGGAAATGTTTTTGCTGCTATTGGAACAAGTTTACTTCAAAGCTTAGGTAAATTCCTTTCTGAAATGGGAGGTATGCTTATTCAATATGGTACATTAGCAGTAGTTAAGGGTAAATTAGATTTAGCAATTGCAGCAGGAGGTCCATTATCTATTGGAGCAGGTTTAGCAGCTATAGCGGTCGGAGTTGCATTAAAAGCTGTAGGTGGCGCAATTAGTTCTAAAGCTAAAAGCGGAGGTTCTGGAGGTTCAGTTTCTACAGGAGCAAGTGTTTCAAGTCCTTCATCTTCTACAGGTTCAAGCAGTGGAGGTTCATCGTTTCAAGGTGGTACGGTAGTATTTGAAATAAGCGGTCAATCTTTAATAGGAGTATTAGGTAATACTTTAGATAAAAACAGAAGGCTTGGAGGTTCATTGAGTTTAGGTTAAAAGGTATTAAACGTTTGTAAACGGTTATAATTAATAAATATAATTACTTTTACAATTCGCTACAACTAACAATTTAAAACCCCTTTCATTTGTAGCGAGTGACGGGGGTTATTTTTTAACATTATGGAAAATATACCTTACAAAAGACAATTAGACAAAAACGGAATTTTATTAAATCCAATTACTAAAGAAAATCCTTATTTACATAAGGCAAATATTTCTTTACAAAAACTGTTTAATTACAGAAAAACAAGTAAATTTAAAATTTGGGAAGCTAACAGAAATAAGTTTTTTAAAGGAAAAGTAGCAGTAGGAGCGTAATTTTAATTTAAAAAGAAAGGAGTTTAAAACCGATATAGAAATGTATCGGTTTTTTTGTATATTTGACACATGGCAAAAAAAATAGTAATATCATTCACTGGACAGCCAACAATTGGCGATGGATTTATTTACTCAATACTTATAGATAGTATTAATCTTGTTTACACAAACGGTCAAACATCATTAAATATTGATTATGGTATTGCTGATTTTGCGCCTAATGTTGTTAAGTTAGAAGCTACTTTATCAGAAACAATAGATAAAACACTTTCTTTTTTAATTGCAAATTGGGTTTCTCCTACAATTTCATACAAAAGAGTTGATGATACTATTGAAGTATTAGTAAATTCAGACAGCACTGTAATTTCAACAGGAGCGACAGATGTAAATATTAATCTTACTATTGCCGATGTTTCTGATGAAGAACTACTAAAATTAAGATACTTTTTTCAATATACAAATAATGTAAACGATACTTTTTTATGTGAGATTTACAAAAAGAATTACACAGGAATAGCCACAGAAATACACGGAAGCGCAACACTTGAAAAAGGAAGCGTTAAAGACCATTTAGACAGTATTCGTGGAACAGGTTTATCATTAGAATTAGAAGCAAGTTTAGATGTTACTTTAGAAGATTTATATACTCAAAACGAACAGGATTTTGTCGTTAAATTCTATAAAAATAGTAATATATTATTCAGAGGTTTTCTTAAGCCTGATGGAGTATTTCAGTCTTTTGTTAGGGATATATGGGTAATTTCATTGGATTGTGTTGACGGACTTGGAGCATTGTCTAATTTATCATTTGTTCAGCCTTCTGGATTTCGTTTTATAGGGAAAATGAAAGCGTCTGATATAGTTTATAATTGCTTAAAAAGAACAGGAATATTATTGCCTATAAATACATCTATAAACACTTTATACGATGGATTGACTTATACCGACAACTTAGATATACTGACTAAAATACAATTGAATGCAGACCGTTTTTTTAAGAACGATGGTCAATCTACAGGAGATGGTACTTTAATGAGTTGTGAAGAAGTTTTAAAGTCTGTTTTAGATATTTTTTGCGCTTGTATAACACAAGAAAACGGAGAATGGTATATCTTTAAACCCAATGAGATATATACAAATCCTTATGTATTATTTCGTCGTTATGACATTAATAATACTTATATAGGAAACGTTACAATAAACGTAAATAAAAGCATAGGTAGTCAATTAGATAATTATTATCCACATCATTGTAGTGGAAATCAGAAAATCGATATTAAAGGTAGTATTTCGGCTTTTAGATTAGGTTATAAATATGGTTTCGTTAGTGGTTTACTTCCAAATCCTTCGTTAATTCACGATGGAAATTTAAATTATGAAGGTTGGACTGTTGAAGATGCATTTCCTTTGATAAATGATCCGTTAAGACAAAGTGGTTTTACTATTCAAAACTCTACTTTTGGAAATACAACCAACATTGTAAAAAGCGATGTTTTAGCCGTAGTAGTTCAAGATTTCTTAAAATTAAGAATATCATATTCGGTTACTAATGGAGCAGGAGATACTGCAGGACGATTTATTAGAATGAGAATACAACAAGGTATTTATTATTTGAAATATACACCTGCAAACAGTTCTACTCCAATAGACGATGCAATAAATGCAGTTTGGACAACGAATGCAAGTGATACTTATACTTTGTGGTTAAATGGCGAAGGTTCTTTAGAAGTTGTTTTGCCAACTTTCTTAGCTGATGGAAATTTAACTATTGGAATTATGACAGTTTACCCAAACTTAGGTAGAACTTTAATTAGTAGTTTAGATTTAATACCAAATACAGGCGATAAACCAGAAATAGGAGAATTTCATACAGTTTCAAGAACACAAAAAGTAAGTTCTATTGTAAAAGAAAACAAATCAGTTTCAAACGGAGATAACGCAGGGATTATTTATTTAGGAGCAATCTATAAAGAAAATGGATTAGATACTACTCAAACATGGTCAAGAAAAGGCAGTTTTGAAAGCTATCCATTATTAAGAATTGCAGCAGAAGAAGAATTAAGAATAGGACAAAAACCATTAAAACAGTTTACGGGTTCTATATTTGGATACTTACCTTACTTGTCTTTTATAGCAATAAATAATTTAAACGGTAAATTTTTCCCTGTTGAATATTCTTATGATACAAAAGCAAATATTGTTGATTTTAAACTTTTAGAGTTGTATTCAGCGGAAATACCAGATATTATGTATAAATTTACGTTTGATTATGGAACGGTAGTTAAACCAACAATAATAGGCTAATGGATTTTATAAAAGGAGAAGATAGGATTCTGTATTTTAAAGTGAATAACGCTTGGTTGCCTGTTGGTTGCTTAACTGAAAATTCATTAGAAGAAACAAGCGAGTTTATAGATACAACCACAAGAGACAATGAAGGATGGAGTACTTCACGACCTATAGGACAATCGTACACTATTAGTTTCGCAGGATTACAATTAAACACAACAGTTGCAGGTGGTAATTTTGGAGTTGCAAGTTTAGATAAATTGAGACAATTAAAAAGAGATAGATTGCTTTTAGATTGGAAATTTCAAGGAACTATTTATCCAATTGTTGATTATGGTAAATGCTATATTTCAGACCTTTCAGACCCTAATCCTGTTGGAGAATTAATCTCTTTTAGCGGTTCAGCTATTGGATTCGGCAGACCTTTAACGGCAAGTTTAGGAACAACAGTTTTAAATAATGGAGACCCTAATATTGTAATAAATAATGGAGACCCTAACGTAATAATAAGAACTAACGAGATATGATAGACCCAAATTTAATAACGACCACAAGTGTAGGTGAATTGCCACCAGAACCGTTAACTCTTGATAGTTTAATACCTCACGAGATTGATGGATTATTGAAAAGCGGAACGATACAACAGCTTTTAGATTTATTACGCCCTTTGGTTGGTAAGTTGCAGTACGAAGTGGTAAGAATGGGTGTAACTGCTCAGTATATTATTGATAATTTTGATTTAACACCAGGTCCAAACATGGGATTAGGTACAAATCTTTGTTTAGGTTTTGCAATATGTAACGGAAATAATGGCACTGAAAATTTAGACGGCAGAAGTGGAATTGGCTATGGATCGAATTATAATTTCGTAGGACTTCAAGTCGGTAGTTCTGATTCTATAGTAGTTAGCCATACACATACAGCTAAAATATCTAACATTTCTGGAGCTGATAACGATAAATTTGTTGCTCAAAACGGAGGCTCAGGAGGTGGAGCTACATCTTTTTCAGGTTCTGGAATTATTAATACAGGAACATCAGGAGAAACAGGCGTAAATAAAAATTACCACCCTTCTATTGTGCAATTATATATGATGAAATTATGATAGTCCCAGAAGAAATAACCACAATAAGAGTCGGAGAATTACCAAGTGCACCATTTAATTTAACCGATAACATACCGCATGAAGTGGGTACTGATTTAAAGCGTGGAACTTTAGAAGAACTATCTATTTTTATAGGTGCGTATATTGGAGCGAGTGACGGAGTTGGTTTTCGTGCCATATCAGTTACTGATGGTCAAACATTACCAACTACTACAATTCAAGAATTTATTTTAGTAGGTAAAGGAACGTTTTATAATGTTGCAGGAGGTTCGACAATTATTTGTACAGAAGAATTAAACGCACTTGTTAGTAATGGTTCGTTTTGGTTTATAGGTGTAGAAATACCCGTTAACGTAGAATTAGCAGGAATTACACAATTTATAAGAAGTGGATTTACTACAACTACTCCAAGTGAAAATGCTGTTTTTGACGCACTAGCCTTAAAAGCGAATGTTTCAGATGGTAATATATTTACGGTTACAGATGTAGTTGTTACAGTAGCTTCTACGCAAACTTTTACAATACCCACAGGACACAAAGCAATAACGGTTTTAGTTAATGGACAGCCACACTATAAAACAACAGGAAACAATTTATCATTAGTCAATAGATGGTCGCAAACAGGCGATGTAGTAACATTAACAAAGGCAACAGCAGTAAATAATTACATTTATATAATATCCAAATAACATGAAAAAAATACTATTTCTTTTATTATGTACCGTTTCAATGTACGGTCAAGTTTCAACGGGACAGGAACAAGAATTTGATTACGGAATTAAAAACAATTCTACTCAGACGGTAACTACACCCACTTATTTAGGAACGGTTGGAGCAGATGGAACTTACGGTAAAATATTACTTGCAGACCTTCAGGGAAAAAAAGCATTCCTTTCTACAGGCTTAATTAAAAACGGTTTAATATCAGCAAACGGAGACCCTACAAAATTTAATATTACAGCAGGAATAGGTATAATTTCAAACTTTGATGATCCTGAAAATCCGACAAGTACTATTATTAATTTCCCTGCTTTTACAGGAATTACACCAACGTATTTGCTTACGGGAACAATTACCTATGTGGCTATAAATAATGCCGCAGCATTAATAATGCAAGCTACACCATTTACTCCAGAACAAAGACGATCTTTAATTATATTGGGTGCAGTTATACATAGTAATTTAACGACCATAAATTTACTTAACAATATTTCAGCTCCTTCAAACGCAAGTACGAATCAATTACACGACTTTATTGAAGCGGTTGGAGCATTAAACTTAACGGGTAATAAATACACTGCTAATGGAGCTAATTTGCAGTTAGATAAAAGTGCAGGATTGATATTTAAGTTAGGCTCTAACTTTGCTAACGATTGGAAAAATCCTCATGAATTAGCACAAACAGCAGGCACATCATTAACGTTTAGATATAGAACACAAAACGGTACTGAGGGAAGCGACAGAATAAATTTAGATCCGGCTTTGTATGATTTAAGTAACGTTTTAACAGCAGTCCCGAATAACAAATTTACCATTCAAACGGTAACTATGTTTCAAAGTGGAGTTACTAGGATTCAATACGGTCAAAACGTTTACGATGATTTAGCTACTGCTAAAAATGCGGTATTTACACGAAATTTTGTTTTAGAACCTAACTCAAAAGAGAACGGAATTATCAGAGCCTATATCATAATGCGAAATACCACAACCTCTTTACAAAATGTTGCGGACGCTGATATATTAGAAGCTCAAAAGTTTGGAGGTATTGCGTCGGGAGGTGTTGCTTTAACTCTAGCCAATATTGTTACGGCTTTAGGATATACTCCAGAGAACGTAGCGAACAAACAAAACTCGCTAGTGATTGATGGAACAGGAGTTAAATACGCTACTGTTGATGCAATAAATAATGGTGTTATTTTAAAGGATGCAACACCGCAAACTAAAATAGGTAGTTTAACGTTAGGCGAAAACTTAACACATACTAATGATAATTGGCTTGCATTTGGAACGTCAATAACATTTCAAGGAAATTACACAGCACCGATGTCTAAAACATTAGGAATAACACTGACTAACTACGGGGTTTCGTCTAGTACGTCAAATAATTTAGTTACTCAATATTCGTTAATACCAAACATAGTGGGTATTGAAAATTCTTATAGACTAATATCTGTAGAACATGGCGTTAATGACGCTCAACTTGGAGTGTCATTAGCTACGTTTAGAACGAATATAGAAAACTTTATATTAGAAGCAAAAAGTAAAGGATGGGCGAATAATAAAATACTAGTTATAAATTGTAATTATTCTTCATTTTTTTTAATCCAAGAAGCTTATGCTAACGAAGCTATATTAATAGCAAAAGAACAAGGAGTACAGTACGTTGACATATACAACTATACTAAAAATAACGGAGGTTTAACACTTCTTTCTGATGGATTACACCCAAATGTAGAAGGAGGAAAAGTGTACGCTAGAGGTGTAACTTCTCTTATGAACGGAGGTATTGAAGTATCTACAGCTCTAAATGTCATAAATGGGGTTACTACTGGCTCTGATGTACGTATAAATAATTTAACTTTAGGAAAAGGCTTTTCAAATATAGCTTCTAACACCGTATTAGGACTTGAATCTTTATCTGCTAACACTGTAGGTGCGGAAGTAGTTGCCAACGGTTACCAAGTAGGAAAAGCTAACACAACAGGCTCAGGATGGACTGCTATGGGTTATCAAGCTGGACTATCTAACACTACAGGTAGCTTTTGGACAGCCAACGGTTACAAAGCAGGTCTTTTAAATACAACAGGCGGAAGTTGGGTAGCTAGTGGGTATCAAGCAGGACAAGCTAACACTACAGGGAGTAATTGGGTAGCAAACGGTTATCAAGCTGGACTTGTAAATACAACAGGGGGTTCTTGGACTGCTAGTGGTTACCAAGCAGGTAAGGCTAGCACAACAGGGAGCAATTGGACCGCTACTGGAAATGGAGCAGGTTCTTTTAATACCACAGGGAATAGCTGGGTAGCTAATGGATTTCAAGCAGGATGGTTAAATACTACAGGTGGTAGTTGGATTGCAATGGGTTTTAGAGCAGGAGCATATATAGCTAACGGATCTACTTCTCTTTTGACATTAAACAACGGAGTTTTTTTAGGAGCGAGTACAAAAGCTTTAGCTGATAATTCAACTAATGAGATTGTTATTGGTTTTGATGCTATTGGCGCAGGTTCAAATACTGCAACTTTAGGTAATACAAGTATTACATCAACAGTGTTAAGAGGTGCGGTAACGGCAGGAACATCAATAGTGTCTCCGAATCTTACAGGAAACCCAACAGCGCCAACGGCTACTTTAGGAGATAATGACACAAGTATTGCTACTACAGCTTTTGTTCAGAGTACGACTAATGCAAATGCCATCCTAACAACTACTAACCAAACAAAAACAGGTCAATTAATAGTTACGCCAGCAACTACGTCCTTAATAGCTTTACAAGGAAATTCAACATCTAGCGTAGGTGTTTATGGAACATCTGTTTCAGATGTAGGTGTTTATGGTACGGGAACCGTAGGAGTTCAAGGAGTTTCTGTTGGTAGCGTAGGAGTTCAAGGAAACTCAACATCGGGATTTGGCGTAAGAGGTGACTCAAGTAATAGTTATGGTGTATATGGAAATTCAACTTCTGGAAGAGGTATAATTGGAGTTTCAAGTTCGGCAGAAGGAGTTTTTGCTCAATCAAGCACATCTACAGCGTTATCAGCTCAAACAATAACAGGTACAAAAATAGCTTCTTTTTTATTAGGCGCTGTTGAAAAATCGTCCGTTTTGGCAGGTGGAGAAGTTACAGGACTATCTTTTAAGCCTTTTGTCTATACAGTAGCTACGCTTCCAAGTCCTCCAATTACAGGAACAGGAACTTACGCTACAGTATCAGACGCATTAGCACCTTCATATATGGTTACGGTAGTGGGTGGTGGAGCAGTAGTAACGCCGGTTTTTTACAACGGAACTAACTGGGTAGCACATTAATAATTAACTTTAAATAAATAAATATGAAAAATTGGAGAACAACACTTGCTGGATTGATAGTTTCAGCTCCATTTATGATTGACGCATTAATACAGGCTTATACTGCTGGGTATTTTACAGATAAAACAGGATGGCAATTATTCGCTTCTGTTGCTTTTGTAGTGTTTTCAAGATTAGCAAAAGACCATAACGTTAGCGGAACATCAAAAGACATTCAAGCTACAGAAGAAGAAAACAACGGAATAGGCTTACCGATACCACCAAAGAAATAATATAATGAATAAAGTACAAAAACTATTCGATTACCTACCAATTTTTATTGTTATTAATTGGATAGTTTGCTTTATTTTTTTAAGAAATGCTTATTTCTACCAAGAAAACTATTATAGATTTGATTTAATAGACTCGTGTTTAGTAGGTATTTCTTTAACTCATTTTTTCTTTTTTCATAAATATTATATGAAATTTACATTAAAGTATATTTATTGTATCTTAGCAGTAATATTTTTAACTCTTATTTATCCGATATTAAATGAAAATATCTATTACTTTTTATACATTTCAATAATTACATTTACTGTAATAGAATCAATTTATTAGCTTATGTCAATAGAATCAGAACGCCTTGATCGTATGGAACAGCATTTAAAATCATTAAAAACTGATGCTGAGAATCAAAACAAAACACTAGATAGTATAGAATCGGCTTTAGTCGGAAACGTTTTTAACAACCACAAAGGACTAACTCATATTGTACATGACATTGATATTAGGGTTAAAAGGCTTGAAGAAGATTACACTGTCACAAAAGAGAACATGAGACAATTAAGAATATTTGCAGGAGTAATATTAACTTTTATTTTTGGTTATATTCTATTTTTAATTTCAAGATAATAAATTATGAAAACAAGTAAAATAGGAATTGATTTAATAAAGCACTTTGAAGGGTTACACGATGGAGATTTATCTATTATAGGACTGCAACCAAAAATGGATCCGATAGGTATATGGACTGAGGGTTATGGGCGTGCAATGCGTGACTCAAAAGGAAACTTTATTAAAGGAATTGCAAATAAAAAATTAGCTTATTCACGCCAAACTATAAAGACAGAACCCGAAGCCGTTTTAGCACTTGCGCAAGATTTAAAAGTTTACGAAAATATTGTAATGCGAAAAGTAACAGTAGAACTGAAACAGCAAGAGTTTGATGCATTAGTATCTCATACTTACAATACGGGTGGTTCAAATACTTTGTTTCAATTGATTAACCGAAAATCAACACCTACTATTATTAAATCTTGGTTCACTTCAAAATATATATCTGCTGGAGGAGTTCAATTAAATGGATTTATTCAAAGACGAAAAGCAGAAGCTAAACTTTATTTTTGCGAATAATATGAACATTCAAAAACTTAACCAAGCGTACGAAGAACTTTGTGATCCTCGTTACATTCGTTCTATTCAAACAGAGGAACAATTTATTCAGTGGTGCAATATTGGAACGGCTAAGGATTTAGAATGTGCCTTAAAAGTTTTTGAAAATGCAGAAATGTACGAAGACTGTATTTTAATTAAACAGGTTTTAGAAGAGAAAAGAAAATGAAATACCTATTAATACTATTACTTCTAATCAGTTGCGGAACTCGTAAAACTTCACAACAGAAAACCACGTTTAAAAGCGATAGTTTATCAATTGAAAATACACGTGTTTTAAAGCAAAATATTGAATTAAGAGACATTTACTCTATTAAACCATTTGACGTGCTTAAACCTATTATTATTGATGGTAAGGAGTATTTTAATGCTACTATTGTTTACGACAAAAGCAAGTTTGATAATTTTGAAGTGTCTGAAGGCGAAAAAGTAATTAGGATAGAGACTGAAAAAGAAGTAAAAAACAAATAATCAGAGAAAACAGACTATAC